CTGAATGCTGCCGAATCTGAAAATGATGTTCTTCGTCACCAGCTTGCCACTGGTGCTCGCCGGATGTACGTCAGGGGCAAATGTCCCGTGTCCGGTAAAGATAAAACCGCAACCACCGGCGGCGTGGGCAATGGAGCCACCGTCGAACTCTCTGCTGATGCTGAACAAAACGTTCTTGATATCAGGGCCGGAATTATCAGTGACCAGGAAAAGCTGAGATATTTGCAGGCGTACGTCAGGACACAGTGTGAATAAAAAAAGCGCCTGTTGCTGTCGGGATAGAGTGATTAAACAGGCAGGCGCAAATAACGATTTGACAGTACTTCTTGTTGTGCTGCGTACAGTGACAACTGATTTCAGGTGTTGTCAATTAATGTTGGTCATGCAACCAGGGGAAGATGTAATGAAAGGATGTAAAAACGGCTGTGCAATTTTTCCGGCGGAAAAGGCGTTTAAATTTTCGCTGGGTCAACTGGTAAATCTGCGCATCAGTGATGAATGGGGTGAGGTGCAGGCCCGGGCTCAGTACCTTAATGGCGAGGATCAGTATCTGGTTTATTATCAGGCTGCCGATAAATGCGCAACTGAGCGCTGGTATTCAGAATCACAACTGGTGGCGGTCGAAGATGAGTGTCATCCGGGATGTCCGGTGTTTGCTGGTGTGGAATTGCCGGAAGGGGCGATCGTTACTGAGTAACAGGCATTACAGCAGCCCTTCAGTGAGGGGCTGCGATAATGGTTAATCACAGGGAACATAATCATGGCAAAACCGGACTGGGAGGCCATCGAGACGGCATACCGGGCCGGAGTGATGTCCCTCCGTGAAATTGCGTCACATCATGGTATTAGTGAAGGTGCTATCCGCAAGCGCGCAAAGCGTGATGACTGGTCCCGTGATCTTAACGCCAGGATTCAGCAAAAGGCTGACGATCTGGTACGCAAACAGGAAGTACGCAAAACGGTACGCACCAAAACGGAACTTACAGAACGCGTATTGATAGAAGCCACAGCGGAGGTAATAGCCTCGGTTCGCATGGAGCACCGGGGCGATATTCGCCGGGCCCGGGAACTCACAAACACGCTTTTTGATGAACTTGGTTCGCAGTGTGCTGATGTGGGGGCGCTGGAGCAACTGGGTAACATCATGTTCGATCCTGACGATAAAGGCCGTGACCGGCTCAATGAAACTTATCAAAAAGTCATCAGTCTGCCTTCCCGTGTGAAATCTCTGAAAGACCTGAGCGACAGTCTGAAAACGCTGATCGGCCTGGAGAGAGAAGCCTGGAGTATAGGTACTACCAGTGAACCAGAAAAAACGCCTCTACCAGGAAAAAATACTGATCTGACAACTGATCAGGCAGCGGAATTGTACAAAAAAATGATGAGTTGATTATGCCTTTACCATTCCCCTTTGACTTTAAAAATCCTGATTATGTTCAGGTTTTCGAATGGCGAATGGAGCGTCTGCAACGTATCAGGAAGGCTCCCGAAACTCTCCCTGCTCTCAGGCAGTTTTACCGTACAAACCCGGCGCAGTTCATCATCGACTGGGGCATGACTACTGACCCGCGCAATCTCGATTATGGTCTTCCGGTCACCATCCCTTTTTTGCTGTTTCCACGGCAGGAGGAATGGATCGACTGGATTATGGAACGCTCGCGTAACCATGAGAATGGTCTGACTGAAAAAAGCCGCGAAATGGGGTTGAGCTGGACATCTGTCGGTCTGGCCAGTGCGTTATGTCTGTTTAACCGTGAAATGGTTATAGGGTTTGGTTCCCGTAAAGAGGAGTATGTCGACAGCACGGTTGATCCAAAAGCGCTGTTCTGGAAAGTACGCAAATTTATAGCAACTCTTCCTGCTGAGTTTCGGGGTGGCTGGGACGAGAGAAAGCATTCACGTTTTATGAGCGTGGAGTTTCCTGACACAGGCGCGGTAATTAAAGGAGAGGCTGGCGACAATATTGGTCGTGGCGATCGTACGACCCTTTATTTTGTGGATGAGGCTGCTTTTCTCCAGCGACCATTACTTATTGATGCCGCGCTTTCCCAGACAACTCGTTGCCGTATCGATCTCTCATCGGTTAACGGCATGAACAACCCCTTCGCGCAGAAGCGGCACAGCGGAAAAATTCCTGTGTTTACGTTTCACTGGCGTAGCGACCCGCGTAAAGACGATGAGTGGTACCACAAGGAGTGCGAGAAAATTGATAATCCGGTCATCGTTGCGCAGGAACTGGATCTCAACTATCAGGCATCAGCAGAAGGCATTCTGATCCCGAACGAATGGGTGCAGGCAGCCGTCGACGCACATATCAAACTGGGTATTCAGCCAACTGGCAAACGACTGGGCGCGATGGATGTCGCCGACGAAGGCCGGGACAAAAACGCCTTTTCGACCCGTCACGGTTTCCTCCTGGATAACGTGCGGGAGTGGTCCGGCGTGGGCAGCGACATTTACCAGTCTGTTGAGAAGGTCTTCGGCTTTTGTGAACAGGATAACCTCGAAGAGTTTCGCTTCGACGAGGATGGCCTGGGCGCTGGCGTTCGCGGCGATGCGCGCGCCATTAACGAGTTACGCAAAGCCGCCCGCAGACCGCCAATACTTGCCACACCGTTTCGTGGTAGCGGCGCGGTATTCGATCCTGATGACGAAGCCGTACGGGGCGACAATGGGCAGGCCGCACGCCTGAACAAGGATTTCTTCGCCAACGCTAAGGCACAGAGCTGGTGGTATTTACGCAAGCTCTTCCGGAACACCTACCGCGCCGTGGTTGAGAATATGGCCTACAACCCGGATGAAATTATTTCAATCAGCAGCACCATGGCAAGCAAAGACAAACTTATCATTGAGCTTTCGCAGCCAACCTACTCCATTAATGGTGTGGGGAAAATCGTTGTTGATAAACAACCGGAAGGAACGAAGTCACCTAACCTGGCTGACTCGGTGATGATCAACTACGCGCCAATGAACACTGCGATGGATATTTGGGCGAAACTTGGAGCATAACCATGGCGAAAAAAACAGGACGAGTCGCCACGGCGGATTCGTACGATAACTTTGTTGCCCGTGTTGGCCTGCAGCAACCAAATCAGCATGCAGCATCAACCTACCGTGCCAATTACACCAGCCGTAACCGTCAGCTGATTGAATATGCGTATCGTTCTTCCTGGATTATTGGAGCCGCTGTCGATTCGAAAGCAGACGATATGACGAAGAAGGGCGTACGCATCACTAGCGAGATTGACCCGAAACGACGTGGTATCCTCGAATCGTGCTTTGATGAGTTCAAACTATGGGATTGTCTCAATGAAACTCTGAAATGGTCTCGACTATATGGGGGAGCTGTTGCACTGATCCTCGTTGAAGGGCAGGCGCCATTAACCCCGTTGATACTGGACAAAGTTGGCAAAGACAGTTTTAAAGGGCTGGCCGTTCTTGACCGCTGGATGATTAATCCGCAGCTCAACAGGCGCATAAAGGCCCTTGGGCCTGACCTCGGTAAGCCAGAGTTCTACGATATCGTGACGACGGCACAAGGACTTCCTGCATGGACCGTCCATCACAGCCGCCTGATTCGTATGGATGGTGTGAAACTGCCTTACCAGCAGAAAACTACCGAAAATGAGTGGGGTATGTCCATTGTTGAGCGCATTTTCGATCGCCTGACCTCCTACGACAGTACCAGCGTAGGTGCAGCCCAACTGGCGTACAAGGCCCACCTGCGAACAGCAAAAATTAAAAAACTGCGTGAGATCATCGCTATGGGTGGCAAGCCTTTCGAAGCACTGCTCAGACAAATGGACATGGTACGTCAGTTCCAGACTAACGAGGGGATGTCTCTGTTTGATGCTGAAGATACCTTCGAAACGCATTCTTACTCGTTCGCCGGATTATCCGACTTGCTGAGCGAGTTTAAAGAAGACATTGCCGGTGCGGTGGGTATTCCGTTGGTTCGCCTGTTTCGGCAGTCGCCCAAGGGGTTCTCAACGGGCGATTCTGACCTCGCAAATTACTATGATGATGTGGGGGCTCTGCAGGAACGGGATTTACGTCCCCACATACGCCTGTTATTCGATGTACTGCATCGTTCAGAATTTGGCGAGCCATTACCGGAAGATTTCACGTTTGAATTTAATCCCCTGTGGCAGATGAGCGACACTGACCGGGCCATTGTAGCGACCAATACCACTACCGCACTGGCTACCGCTGTACGCGAACTGGGTATGTCTCCGGCTGCTGCGCTAACCGACTTGCGTGAGCTGGCTGATGTAACCGGCATCGGAGCGTCAATAACTGATGAGGATATCGACCATGCGAAGGCCCAGTGGTCGGAGGATGAATCTGAAACCAGCCCTCCGCCGGCGTTCGGAAATACAGTACCGCAAAAGCCTATTGGCGATAGCAAACCAGATCGGGGAAATCGTGGCAGGCTCTTACGATGGTTCACAGGCCAGCGCTGACAAAACCGCTCGCATGCTTGTGGACTATTCGGATGTCATTAGTGACTGGGCAGAAATGGCCGGTCGCAAAATGTTTTCCCAGGTCGAGCGCGAAGAGTGGAATCAGTGGCGGTCTGTTTCGGAGGAGATAGCCGCCGGGCTGCGTGATGTGGTGGGTAACACTCCTGTCGGGCATGTGGCACAGGATATCGTTTATCGTCAGATCCAGCTGATGAAGTCCCTGCCACTGGAAGCTGCAGACCGGGTCAAAGACATTCAGGAGCGTGCGATACAGGCTGTTATCAACGGCGAGCGGCCGGATCAGCTTTACGAAATGATCATGGACTCCGGTGATGTGGCCGCCAGCAGGGCGCAACTGATTGCCCGTACAGAGATTGGTCGCGCTACCGGCGCGCTGACCCGGGTCCGGGCCCTGTCAGTTGGCTCAGAGGGGTACTGGTGGCGTATTGAAGGCTCAGGGACGCGTGATTCGCATCGCAGGATGAAAGATAAATTCGTACGCTGGGATAATCCTCCGACACTGGACGGCATGACAGGACACGCCGGGTGTTTGCCAAATTGTAAATGCTGGCCTGATGTACAGATCCCACCACCGAGAAAATAACAGGTCGCTCATAAGCGGCCTTTTTTATGCCCGCAATCAGGCAGGTAATTCATGAAATATTTCTTTAAAACCCGTCTGGGGAACACGCGTTTCCAGTTGGCGGATGGCTCTGTGCTCTTTAAGGACGTACCGATAGGGCGAACCGGAGAACAGGTCTATGGCGCGGAAGAGCTGCCGGAGTTAACCCCTGACAGCGACGGGCTGATTGTTGTTCGCCGAACACCTGAAGAGGTATTCAGTGAGCGCACTATCGCGTCGTTTGAAGGTATGGCCGTCACCATCGGCCACCCGAAAGACTTCGGCGGCAACATCATTTTTGTCACGCCGGAGAACTGGCGGCAACTGGCAAACGGACATATTCAGAACGTCAGACGCGGAGTGGGAGATAATTCCGATCTGCTGCTGGCTGACGTCATCGCAAAAACGCCTGAGGCTATTCAGGTGGTTGAAGACGGAGACGATGAGGTCAGTTGTGGTTATGACGCTGACTACCGACAAATCTCGCCGGGTATCGCAGAGCAGTATGCGATCACCGGTAATCATCTGGCCTTAGTCCCTAACGGGCGGGCTGGTCCACGTTGTGCACTGGGAGACGCTATGCCAAGCACTACTAAAAACTGGTTTACCCGGCTTTTAAAGGCCCGTAAAACCAACGACGCCGCCGAAATGGCGAACCTGATCGATAATCCGCCGGATAATATGACTGGCGATAATGATGATGTATCAACAGCCGTGACACCGGGCGGCGTGGTCATCAACCTTTCCCCCCAGAGTCCAATGCCTGCGCCGACTTTGCCTGTCACGACCGACTCGGAAGAAGAGATCCCAGCGTGGGGGAAAGCGCTGATTGAAGCCGTGGCGAAGCTCACTCCGGCAGATCCGGCGACTGCTGACGAAGATGAAGACGAGAAGGGCGAAGAAGAGAGCGCTGTTACTGGCGACGCAGCTTACCGTGCCGACCTGATTCAGCCAGGCATTCAGTTGCCAGCGAAAGCGAAACCTACGGCGTTCAAACGCCAGATCCTTGCCGCTGCCGATCAGTCACTGGTTCGTTCCATTGTGGGCGATGCGGATGTGACAAAACTGAAAAAAACTACTGTGGATATGGCGTTCAATGCTGTTTCTGAACTGGCGAAAAATCGCAATACCGCCGCGCAGACTGTCGACAGTTTTCGCACGATGACCACCAACACCACAAAATCTATCGCGGAGATCAATAAAGCCGCGAAAGAAATCTGGGCTAAACGAGGCTAAAACATGGCTAACACCATTCTTTACCGGATGTCTTCTGGCATCGCCGGGGCTGTTTCACGCCCGCAGGATTTAACCGTCGAGCCTCAGGTGCTCGATTCCACTAAGCCTTTTGCAGCGTACGGTGTGGGCGGAAAAATTGCTGACGGGAAATTTGTTCCTGTCGAAGCTGGTGATGCGGTGACGCTGTTGGCGGGTATTTTTGTTCGTCCTTATCCAACTGCATCCCAGCCGGACAAGGTGCGCCAGATTGGTACTGGCTTTAACTTTTCGGGGGACTGCATGAAGCGTGGTTATGTCACGGTCAATATTGGTGGTGACGCATCAACGGTCACCCTCAATGCACCGGTCTTCATGCGCGTAGGTACGCCGACCGAAGCCAGCCCGCTTGGTGCGTTTCTCGCTACTGCTGATGGTACAAATACCGTGCAGATCACCAACGCTTTTTTCAATGGCCCCGGCGACGCTGACGGGAATATTGAACTGGCATACAACATTTAAAGGGAGCACTAAAAATGCCAATGACTTTTGATCAGGCAACAGTCGACAGCACTGGTGCTTTCCTTGTTCACGAACTGGAGCGACTCGATCAGACGCTGAACCTTCCGCTGACATCACAGACGTGGAGCCGTGATATCCAGTTGCGCGAAGACGTCTCCATCGCGGATGAGATGAGTTCTTTCACTAACACCACGTTTGCTGCGGCAGGTACACCGAACGCGAACGGTAAGAACTGGATTAACCAGCTTGCTACCGCTATCGCCGGGCTGAATGTGGATATCGCAAAAACGGGTTTTCCGCTGGAATTGTGGGGGATGGAACTGGGCTGGACCGTTGTTGAACTGGCCGCTGCTGCACAGGTGGGTCGCCCCATCGATACACAGAAGTACGACGGTATGCAGTTGAAGTGGAACATGGATACTGACGAGCAGGTGTATATCGGGGATGCGGTAAAAGGCGCTAAAGGTTTGCTGAACCTGCCGCAGGTAACTCCGACGAACGCGGCGAAGACCTGGGCAACATCCTCCCCGGACGAAATTCGGGCCAGCATTAACCAGGTACTGAGCAATGCGTGGGTCCGCTCGGTTTATTCGAAAGTACCGGAAGATTTGCTGATCCCACCAGAGCAGTATTCATTCCTGGCGAGCACCATTGTTTCTTCTGCGGGTAACCAGTCGCTGCTGACCTACCTCGAAACCAATACGATTGCCTTTCACCAGAACGGCAAGCCGCTGAACATTCGCCCGGTTAAATGGGCCATCGGTCGCGGTGTGGCAAATAAAGACCGCATGGTCGCGTACACGAACGATAAAAAGTTTGTGCGCTTCCCGATGGTTCCGCTACAGAGCGTGCCGATCCAGTATCGCGGCATTTATCAGCTCGTAACTTATTACGGCAAGCTGGGTGCGGTTGAACCGGTATACCCGGAAACTCTGAACTACATGGATGGTATTTAATTCAGATACAGCCCCTGCGCAGGGGCTTTTTTCTAAGGAATTCCAATGAAGAAAATCTATGTACTGACCGCGTTCAACTTCAACGACGGCGCCAGCATCAGGACATTCACTCCCGGCTTTCATGATGTCGAAAGTGATATGGCTGAACACTGGTTTGTGAAGGCGCACTGTTCGCCGGATGGTGAAGCCCCGGCAGCGGAAGTGGATCCGCGTATTGCAGAGCTCGAAACGCGGGTGGCGGAACAGACTACCCGTATTGCAGAGCTTGAAACGCAACTCGCAGAGGCTAAAGCCCATGGCAAAAAACAAAAGTCTGCCGACGCCTGAGAAATTCCGTTCCGACTTCCCGCAGTTTTCTGATGAAACAAAATATCCCGCTACGATGATTCAGGTCCGCCTCGCTCTGGCAGATGTGCTGATGAGCGAGCTACGGTTTGGCGAAGATGTTTTCCCTTATGTTGTTGAGTTATTCGTAGCGCACTACATGGCGCTGTACGCAGCTGATCAGCGTGGCGCCGCAATTGGTTCTTCCGGTGGTGCGAACAGCGGGCTGCAGACATCAAAATCAGTGGACAAGGTTTCGGCCAGCTATGATGCCAGCATGACCATGAATCCTGATGCTGGTTTCTGGAATAACACTCGTTACGGCTCTGAATTCTGGGAATATCTGATGATTTTCGGTGCCGGGGCTATTCAACTGGGGACGCCGTAATGAAAAGTGGCCTGACAGTACGTGCGGACAATACCGAGTCTGTTCTGGAATCCCTCCGGCAGCTATCCGGAATGGATGTGCTGGTGGGGATACCTGAAGACAAGGCAGGGCGTGAGGACGGCTCACCGATTAATAACGCGGAGCTGGGCTACCTACATTCTACGGGTGCAACGGTGGAAATCGACGGTACAACAGTTACGCTTCCCCCGCGTCCTTTTCTGGAAATGGGGATCGAGGATTCAAAACCCCGAACCACTGCGCACCTCAAAGCAGCGGCAACCGCCGCGCTGGAGGGGCAGACAGAAGCGGCAGTGCGTGAACTGGAAAGGGCCGGACAGATTGCCCGTGACGCTGCAAAAGCCGTTATCGGTGCTGGTGATCGGCTGCACCCACTTTCTGAGAAAACCCTCGAACGCAGACGGGCTGAGGGCATTCCCGGCGACAAGCCGCTGTATGCCCACGGTTACCTGTTACGTGCAATTAATTATGTCGTGAGGAAAAAATAATGCCTCTTCTCGATGTGAGTGATGTTCTTCTCGATCCCGACTTTATGGACACCCGTCTGGTGTGTCACCGGCAGGTTCAGACGGTGGATGAGGATAATTTCACGAAAAACACAGCTCAGGATATTCCATTCTCTGGCGTGGTGACGGTTGACCGTTCGCTGGAAGCCCGACGAATGGAGGCAGGCCAGAACATCATCGGCGCGATCCTCATCGTGACGCAGTTCAGATTAACCCAGGGCCAGCCTGGTACAGACATCTCCCCGCGACTTGATGCTGATATCGTGAGCTATAACGGACGCGACTATCGCGTGACGTTCGTCGACCCGTACACCAGTTACGGTGCCGGATTCGTCCAGGCACATTGTGAGCTGGTGGACTTTAACGGAGGGACGCCAGTTGAGTAATGACAGCACCGCGCGCGGTTATCTGACGCCTGTCGGTGGTGGGTCTGCCTACGATGAAGCACTGGACAGGGAAATAAGCCGATGGATCCGCGGAGTCACTGGCTTACCGGCTAAAGCGGTTTTCCCACGGTGGACGGATCCGCAACCGCAGATACCCAAAAAGGGAACAACATGGTGCGCATTTGGTATTACGACCGTACCGCTCTTCGGTATGCCAGCGAATATCCAGGTGGATGACTGCACCTCTGAGCAGTGGGCATGGGAGAGCGTGACGGTCATTTTATGTTTTTACGGTCCGCAGGGTGCCAGCACGGCGGCGACGTTCAAAGCCGGTCTCTTTGTTGAACAAAACAACACCGAACTTAACCGCGCCGGGTTATCCCTCAGTGACGCAGGGACAATTTATAACCTGCCCGAACTGATTAATAACCAGTGGGTGAGGCGCTATGACATCACCGTCATGCTGACCCGCAAAACCATCCGTACTTACAACATTAAATCCATCGTTGAACCCAACGTTACGATTTCAACCGGAGATTGATCATGGCGAAAGGCCTGCCTTTAAATCGCGTCACTAACGTTACCGTGACGCTGTCAGCCAGAGCAGCGCAGGGCCGAAACTTTGGCTCAATGCTGATTCTGGGGAACTCGACTGTTATTCCGATTGCTGAACGTCTGCGCCCGTATTCAGCCCCGGATGATATAGGCGATGATTTCGGTGTGGACAGCGAGGAATATAAAGCAGCGGTTATCTGGTTCTCCCAGTCACCGCGTCCGACTCAGCTTTATGTTGGTCGCTGGGTAAAAACCACTGAAACCGGGGAAACAGGTAAGACAGAAAGCCTGCCGGAGGCCGTTAACGCCCTGCTGGACTACAACAACTGGTACGGGCTGCATCTTGCCGTTCCTGAGGCGGATTATCCGGCGGATGTTGACCTGCTCACCGTATCGGCGTCTGTGGAATCGTCGACGGTATCCAGAATCTTTGCGATCACTACTGACGATAAGAAAGTTACGATTGCGGCAGAAACGACGGATCTGGCGACGAAACTGAAAGCGGCGAAATACAGCCGTTCTTTTATTCAGTACTCATCTACCAGCCGTTACGCCGCGCTGTCTTCGTTTGGTCGTGCATTTACGGTCAACTTCACCGGCAGCAACACCACCATCACCCTGAAGTTCAAGCAACTGCCTGGTGTGACCTACGAAAGTATTAGTACGTCACAGGCGAATGCTCTGGAAGCGAAGAACTGTAACGTTTACGTGTACTACGAAAACGATACAGCCATTCTTGAGCAGGGTGTGATGTGCAATGGTGATTTCTTCGATGAGCGCCACGGACTCGACTGGTTGCAGAACGCGGTACAGACTGCCGACTACAATACGCTGTATACCAGCACGACAAAAATTCCTCAGACTGACGCCGGGACAACCACCCGCATTGCCAACATTGAAAAAGTGCTTGATGTGGCAGAAAAAAACGGCCTGTTTGCGCCGGGTATCTGGAGTGGTGGCCCGATGGGGCAGCTTAATACGGGCGATACCCTGACGAAGGGCTATTACACCTGGGCTGACACCGTGGATAACCAGTTGCAGACCGATCGCGAAGCGCGTAAAGGCGTACCGATTCAGGTCGCTGCAAAACTGGCGGGCGCCGTTCATTACGGCGATGTCGCAATCACCGTAGTGCGTTAAGGAGAAAAAATGTCTACGTATTCTTTTCTCGATGTATCAGGCACCCTGGCGGGTCCAACCGGAGCTATCGATCTCGGTTCTGGTTCAGCCAACTCCGAAGAGGGCATTGCGGTGTCGATGACTGAAGCCAAAAACACCATGACAATCGGCGCTGACGGCGAAGTGATGCACAGCCTGCATGGCGGTAACAGCGGGACGCTGACGGTCACTCTGTTGAAAACCTCTCCTGTGAACAAAAAACTGTCGCTGATGTATAACGCGCAACGCCTGTCCTCTGCGACCTGGGGTAATAACGTGATCGTGGTGCGTAACAAAGCATCGGGTGACTTCTTCACCGCCCGATCCTGTGCGTTCCAGAAACAGCCCGACTGGAATAACCCTAAGGTCGCCGGAACGGTAGCCTGGGTATTCGACTGCGGCAAAATTGATGGTCTTTTTGGGGAATTTTAAACAATGGAATTTGAAATTAAAGGTGTTAATTACCGTACGTCGAAACTGGATGTTTTTCAGCAACTGAAGGTCACTCGCAAACTTCTGCCGGTGCTGGCGGGCATGATGTCAGATTTCGGGAGCATTCGTTCCCTTCTGCCTGCGGATGGCAAAATCGACACCGTGAAATTTGATCAACTGAAACCGGTGTTTGAAACCCTGCTGCCGCGTATCGCTGAGGAACTGTCTTCCCTGACCGAAGAAGATACCAACGCGATTATTCATCCGTGCCTGGCTGTGGTGGCGCGTCAGAACGGTAATGCGTGGGTGCCGGTATTTAACAGTGGTCAGTTGATGTTTGACGATATTGACCTTTTTTCCATGCTGCAACTGGTGGCGCGGGTGGTCGCCGATTCACTGGGAAATTTTTTGCAAGGACTCCCTATCAGCGTGACGCCGGACCAGCCTCAGGGTTAACGCTCAACAGCCTGCCAGACGGGCTGTCTTATCTCCTCGACCCGGTTGACGCCGGGTTAATCCCTTATTACGCACTGAAGGATGGGTCTGTCGATCTGTGCGATATCGCGCTGATGAATGACTATCTGGCCGTTAAGGCTGACAACCAGTGCCGTATTGAAAAATGGAGAGAGGCTAATGAAATCTGAGACTATTAAAGATTTTCTCGTCTCCCTTGGTTTTGGCATCGATGAAGCGGGATACGGGAAATTTGAATCTGTTCTGGCTGGCGTCACCGCAAATGCCATAAAAACAGGGCTGGCGGTGGAAGGTGCGGCGCTGTCCGTTGTTGCGTTTACGGCAAAAATTGCCTCTGGTCTGGATAACCTCTACCGGGCGTCACAACGTACTGGCGCGACGGTACAGGGGATCAAGTCGGTAGGCTACGCTATTTCTCAGGTTGGAGGAAGCGCCGACGCTGCGCGCGGGTCACTGGAGAACCTTGCCCGTTTTGTACGTAATAATCCCGGTGCGGAGGGATTTCTTAACCGCCTGGGCGTTCAGACGCGTGACGCAAGTGGCAAAATGCGGGATATGTCCACCATCTTTACGGGGGTAGGGCAGAAGCTTAACAGCATGCCGTATTACCGCGCCAACCAGTATGCGCAAATGCTGGGTATTGACGAAAACACTCTGATGGCAATGCGTCGCGGCGTCGGGCAGTTCAGCGCGCAATACTCAGCGATGGCGAAAGCGATCGGCTTCAACGCGGATCAAGCCGCTGTGTCGTCAAACAGGTTCATGATCTCACTGCGTGCGTTCGGTGAAATGGCGGGTATGGCCCGTGATAAAATCGGCTCTAATCTGGCTGACGGACTGTCCGGGTCACTTGATAATTTGCGCAAACGTATCCTGGAAAATTTCCCGAGGATTGAAAGCACCATCACTAAAGTCGTGAAGGGGATTCTCTGGCTGGGGGATATCGTCGGTCGCGTGGCGTTTCGGATCGTTGAGGGCGTAGGGGATATTATCGACTGGTGGGGAAAACTGGATAAAGAAACGAAAACCCTGATAGAGGTTATCGGTGGTCTGGTTGTCGCCATGCGCCTGCTGAATTCTACTTTCTGGATGTCGCCGATCGGTCTTGTTACCGCGCTGGTAGCCGCTGTTGCGCTGTTGTGGGAGGATTATCAGACGTGGAAGGAAGGCGGGAATAGTCTTATTGACTGGGAAAAGTGGCAACCTGCAATAGATAAAGCGAAGGATGCGATGGTCTGGCTCCGTGATCACCTGCTCGAACTTAAGGATAGCGTAGGTGGCTGGCAAAAATCGCTCGAAATCCTCGGAACGTTTATCGCTGGTGTCTGGGTATCCAAAATTCTTGGTGCTTTCGGGAAAATTTCCGGTCTTCCGATCCCACCCTGGCTAAAATTGTGGGGGCTTTACGCAGGCTATATTGTCAGCGACAGAGAGAATATTGCCGATAGCGCAAAATCTTCTCTGAGTTATACGAAGCGAATTATCGGCGACACGCTAGCTGCTATCGGTATAAAAACAGATATCGGACGCAGGGATGTCAGTGAGGTTCGTGAATGGCCTGCGTGGATGGACTGGCTGCACGGGGGACCCGGTAAAGTTATCCGGCAGGGACAGAGTAACGGCGTGGTGTACGGGGATAATATCCAGTCAGATATTCCCGGTGGCGGTGGCTCCCTTGCCGATCGCAATAATAACCCTGGCAACATCCGTCCCGTGGGCGGTAAGGGGTTTCGGTTCTTTGATTCAGCGCTGCAGGGCTGGGAAGCCATGAAAAACCAGTTGATGCGCTACTACACAGGCAAAACAACCGGACGGGCGTTGCGGACCATACAGGATATTGTCAGCACATGGGCTCCCTCAGGTGATAATAATGATCCGAAAAAGTATGCGCAGGATGTCGCAAAGTGGATGGGCGTATCGCCGGATGCCGTACTGAATCTTACAGACCCCCGGATTATGGGGGCGTTGATGCAGTCCATGGCGCGTAAAGAAGGCTATTCCGGATGGAACAGCCCGCTGGCGTATCGTGCCGCAGGGGGAGGAAGCCTTAATCAGCAAACTGTAATTAATGTACATGGCGTAAGTAACCCTCAGGAAGCGGCTAATCTGGTTGCTGACAGACAGGGGGCTGTGAATGCACGGGCGGTACAGCAATTAAAAGGACCCGCATAATGGACTTTTTATCTGTTTTACTGCAGCAGCGAACCCGGGCGATTGGCATAATCATTCCCGACGTGGTTATTTCCGAAAAGCACAGTGATGTTCTGGAAATTACGGAACATCCTGTCGAGCGACCCACGAATGCTGGTGCCAGCGGCGAGGGCGCTGGTTACATATCAGAACACGCATTCAGGCGCCCTTCAGAAGTTGTGATGGAAACCGGATTTTCCGGAGGCGGATCGCTGCTTGATTTTGCCAGTAATTTGACGGCCACCAGCTTACTGGGTCTGAGTCCGAAAGAACTGTATCAGGAACTGCTTAACCTGCAGCGGGAGCGTATTCCTTTCGATGTGACAACCGGCAAGCGGATTTACAGCAATATGTTGATAAAAACGCTGGAGGTGACGACTGACAGGAGTAGTGAGAATGTCCTTCTGGCGACCCTTACCCTCAGGGAGGTGATTATTACCTCCACGCAGTCAATCAGGGTTGCCCCGAAAAACAATATGACCGAGGGAGTGGGAACGTCTGCTGTGCAGAATACAGGTACCAAAACAACGGTACCGCCGAATAATTCCATCCTGAAATTGCTGCCGCAGATGGCGCAAAAAGGCATCACCACTGTTGATGGGTATTTGAGCAATTTATTTCTGGGAAGGTGATTCATGGAAGCCGTAGAAATTCCGCTGGTGGCTGACAATCAGACGTTTACCATCACTATCAACGGTTCGGTTTATCGCCTGTCGATCCTGTGGCGAGGAGTATACTGGGTTCTGGACCTTGCCGATGGCAACGGTGACGCCATTGTTTCCGGTATGCCGATGATTACGGGAGCTGATCTGCTGGCACAGTACCAATATCTGAATCCAGGGTTTTCGCTGGTGGTGCTTTGCGATGTAGAAGGGCAGGAAAACCCGACGCAATTTGATCTCGGCACGCTCTCACATCTTTACGTCTTCACGGAGTAACAATGTCAAAAAACTGGATGCGCCACTTTGAATTATTGCTCGTTGACGATAAAGGTGACGGGATAAAAATTTCAGAGCTTAAAGTTACTTTCAATATCCAGAAAATGCCTGCGACCCTGTTTAATGGATTCGTTGGAAACTTTAAGGTTTATAACCTGTCACCTACCACTCAGAACAGGATTATGCAGAAGGAGTTCTCGCGTATACAGATTATCGCCGGATATAAGGGACTGCCTGACGCCGCGGGGAATTATCCGGATGAGAACGTCGGGATGATATTTAACGGGGATATTCGTTTCACTATCACCGGGAAAGACAATGCGACAGACAGTTGGATCATGCTCCAGTGTATCGACAGTTGGGAAGGTCACCTGAACGCCAGTGTGAAGGCCACTGTGGCTGCTGGCTGGAAGTACAGCGATCTTTTCAGTCTGGGTATGAAATCCTTCGGGCCTTATGGTATCGAATCAGGTGCAGTTCCTGACATGCCTGAGACGGTCTTCCCCCGTGGGCGTGTTGTTTATCAGAGCACAGCCAGGCTGATGAATCATATCGCCGGACAGTGCAACGCTAACTGGTGGTATGAGAATAATCAGGTCAACATTGTGCCGGAAGATAACTATATCGGTGTCGCTACGGTGTTGAATGCCAATACAGGGCTAATCGGCATGCCCCAGCAAACAATGGGTGCAGGCGTAAACGTCCGGAGCCTGATTAATCCAGGCATTAAGTTGGGTGGGCTTATTCGTCTGGATCAGGCATCTGTCTACCGGGCCTCTTTGAGTAATGACCAGATAGCGCAATCGCCAGCACGGCTGGATGAATCGGAAAACGACGGTAATCTCTACGTTAATGGTCTGCCGGGTATGTCACAGCCTGCCAGCATTAATACCGACGGTGATTACATTGTGGGCAGCATAGATTATACTGGCGACACTCGTGGGCAGGCGTGGTATATGGACCTGCTTTGCCTGGCTAAAGGGAGTAAAAGTTTACTTACTCCTGATACGATAGCGAAAATAAGTGGGGTGCCAAATGTTTAAATGGATCTTACTGCCGGTATGTTTTGTGGTTTTTTCTTCTTTAGCTGCGGTAACATGTACCTCATCAAATACCGGGACAACTTACTGTACAGGTACGGACAGTGGCGGATCTACAGTTAAAACAGAATCTCATACAACCAATACAGGCACTACGTATACCACAGGGACGATTAACGGGAATGCAGTAAACAGCGAATGCCAGACGACCAATACAGGCACAACGTACTGTAATTAATTTTTTTTATTCCCGACCCGCCACCTGGCGGGTTTTTACTTTCTGGAGACAAATAAATGCCCGTATCTTTGAGCGCCCAACTCGGCAGTAAAGAACAGGCTGATACAAGGCTTGCTGGCTCTGTCATGTCTGCACTGCGAGTTTCAATGCCTGGCATCGTCCAGTCATTTGATCCCGACACCGTAACCGCAGTTGTTCAACCTGCTATTAAAGGCTATGAGCCGGATTCGAATGGCGTTAACCAGTCGACAGCATTACCGTTGCTGGTGGATGTTCCTGTCGTTTTTCCGCGTGGCGGGGGATGCACGTTAACGTTTCCGGTTAAAGCCGGTGATGAATGCCTGGTGATTTTCGCCGATCGCTGCATCGATTTCTGGTGGCAGAACGGCGGGGTACAGGAGCCTGTCGACGATCGGGTGCATGATTTATCGGATGCGTTCTGTATCGTAGGGCCGCAGTCTCAGGCGCAGAAAATCAGCGGTATCAGCACCAGCGCCGCGCAGCTGCGTACAGATGATGGGGCTGCTTTTGTGGAAGTGGCCGCAGGGCATAACGTTACGGTTAAAACCCCCGGCGCGCTGACGGCTACTGCAGAAGGCGGAACTACGATCACATCACCCACCATTACACTAAACGGTGACGTAACCATTAACGGCAATCTGTCGCAGGGGATGGGTGAGGGCGGCGGTAGCGCAACGATGCTCGGTCCTGTCACGGTGGCAAACGATGTAACGGCTGGCGGTAAGAGCCTGATGACGCATACCCACGGCGGGGTACAGACTGGTGGTGATAATACAGGAGCGCCTAACTAATGCGATACAGACGTGAAGACGCCGAAGGTGATTACACTTTTGGTTGTGGTGATGATACCTGGCTGATTAACTCGCCAGAAGCTGTCGCGCAGGCGGTAAAAACACGATTTGCATTGTGGTACGGGCAGTGGTTCCTCGATAAGACAGAGGGAACACCGTGGATTCAGTCTGTGCTCGGTAAGCAAAAGCCGGAAACCTACAATCTGGCGATCCGCAAGCGCATCCTCGAAACGCGGGGCGTGAAATCCATCCTCTCTTTCAATACCACAGTGAACACGACGACGCGCCGCGTCCAGTTCTTCGCTGAAATCGACACTATCTACGGAACAACGACAGTAACCAGCGAGGCATAAATGGCCCTCAATTTGGACACACTCGGCTTATCGGCAACGGTAACCGCTGAGGGGATCAGTGCGCCTGATTACCAGACGATACTCGATACCCTGACGAGCTATTTCCAGCAGATTTATGGTAGTGACGCTTATCTGGAGCCGGACAGCAAAGACGGCCAGATGGTGGCGCTGGTGGCGCTTGCTATCCATGATGCCAATAACACGGCAATTGCCGTATATAACAGTTTTTCTCCCTCTTCAGGCTTTGGCGCGGCGCTGTCCAACAATGTGAAAATTAACGGGCTGAGGCGTCGGGGGGCGACGCATTCGACCGTTGATGTGGTTCTGACCGGAATTGCGGGGACGACGATTTCAAACGGTTCGGTGAAGGACGACAATAATATCGTCTGGAACCTTCCGCCGTCAGTGACGATTGGTATGGGCGATTCAGTGACGGTAACGGCAACATGCACCAGCGGAGGCGCAGTTGCAGCGCCAGCAGGCACGGTATCAATCATCAACACGCCGACCCGGGGCTGGCGGGCGGTGACAAATCTGGCAGCCGCTACCGTCGGGTGTCCTCCGGAAAAAGATGCTGAATTACGGGTCCGTCAGGCTGTCAGTGTGGCTAACGCTTCCGTTACACCATTTGATGCCGTGGATGGAGTACTGGCGGCGCTGGAGGGGGTTACGCGGTATCGGTTATATGAAAATGATACGGGTAAAACCAACAATCTGGGGCTCCCTCCGCACTCAATTGCAGCGATTGTTGAAGGCGGTGATGCCACCCGGATAGCGCAGACCCTCAGGGAAAAAAAAGGGCAGGGGGTTCGTACATTCGGTACCACGACCATCACAGTTCCGGATAAGTACGGCAATCCACAGGATATCAGTTTTTCGCGACCTGTCGATGTTCCTGTTTATGTGTCCATCAGGATAGATGTTTTTGCAGGCTACACGTCTCTCATTGCCGCACAAATACAGCAGGCCGTTGCCGGGTATATTAATTCGCTGGCTATCGGCGCCGGAGTTTTGATTAGCCGTGTTTATTCTCCGGCAAACCTCGGGGTTACGAGTGGTGGAAATGCGAAATATTACGACATTACCGAATTGTTGGCAGGTCGTTCTGCTGCAAATCTTGCGGCGGCAAATATCAGTATTGCGTTTAACGAGTCAGCATCCTGCAGGCCTGAAAACATCGTTATTACGGTGAACTCATGAGCAAATATACCGGGCTGATAACCAGTTATCATGCGGAGAAAGAACGTTATTTCAACCATATCGATCTTTGTACCCGCCCTTTTACTTACGTTTCCTCAGCGCTTTCGGGGCTGGTTAATGCGTTTGATATCGACAATGCCGTCGGAGCTCAGCTCAGTATCCTCGGAGAGTGGATCGGCTTAAGCCGGGTGGTCAGGGAGCCCATCTCCGGGGTTTATTTCAGCTTCGATACCGACGGGCTTGGGTTTGGCCAGGGGGTCTGGCAGGGGCCGTACGACCCTGATGAGGGCTACACAACACTTAGCGACGACACGTATCGTTTGATACTGAAGGCAAAAATTGCGATTAACCACTGGGATGGACAGAACGATTCATTACCCGCAATTCTTGATATGGCAACGGCAGGTTCGGGGCTCCGAATGCAAATCGTCGACAATCAGGACATGACTGTTTCTGTCAGGCTTTTTCCCGATACGGGAATATCTGATGTTTCTCTCGAAATACTGGCTGTCATCCGGCAGGGTTACCTCACGGTGAAAGCTGCGGGAGTGTACGCAGGTGAAATTGAAGTGCCTTCGACAGGATCGCGTTTTTTCGGTTTTGACATAGATAACGAATACACAGGTGGTTTTGATGAATGCGCATGGGGGGTACCTGTTTAATGGCGATTAATAACTTTAAACCGTTTGCTGCGGCATCGGGGGCTAATGTCGTCAGTCAGTCTGACTATGAAGGTTTGACCGCGCTGGCGACGGGGTTTACTGCCGGGGTGGCGAAATCCGCCCAGATAAACAAGGCGCTCAGGCAATCAACTTTTGGTGCTGCCGGAGTTGCTCAGTTTATTATGGAGGTGTCGGGTTCAGATGTTCTTGATGATGGTGATTTGGGGAAATTTTCTGGCTTATTACGTGATGCTGTTAGCCTCCTTGCCACCCGGGCGGCGGGTACGTTGGTGGGGCAGCCGATAGCCTGGGCGTCAGATATAGTGCCGGATGGTTATGCTGTGATGCAGGGACAGCCTTTTGATAAAACACGGTATCCAAAGCTGGCAATAGCCTATCCCGATGGTGTTATTCCGGATATGCGCGGCTGGATGATTAAGGGCAAACCGGCCAGCGGTCGCGCGGTATTGTCACAGGAACAGGACGGCAACAAATCTCACACGCACACCGCGCGGGCACAGGATACGGATCTCGGAACGAAGAGCACCTCGTCATTTGATTACGGAACGAAGGGTTCTAATACAACAGGCAATCATAACCATTCTGCGGGCGGCACATACGGTGGTGATTCAATCGGTGGAAGCGCTCGTGTCCAGCGTGATGGCAATGACCAGTTAACAAGCTGGAATGGCGATCACGCACATACCACATGGATTGGCCCGCATGACCATACTGTATACATCGGTCCACACGGACACGTCGTTATTGTGGACGCAGACGGTAATGCGGAAACCACGGTTAAAAATATTGCATTTAACTACATAGTGAGGCTGGCATAATGTCTTTTAAAATGAGCGAACAGGCGCAGACAATTAAAATTTATAATCTGCGTTCAGATACAAACGAATTTATTGGCGCGGGCGATGCGTATATTCCGCCGCATACCGGATTACCGGCTCACTGTACGGATATTGAGCCACCGGAAATCCCGGCAGGAAGTATCGCGGTGTTTGACAGCGAAAAAAACACCTGGAACGTCGTCGAAGACCACCGGGGGCAGACGGTATACAGAACGGATACCGGGGAGGCGATCTGGATTTCTGAACTGGGATCATTACCGGAAAACGTGACGACCATTTCCCCGGACGGTCAGTATGAAAAATGGGACGGTACAAAATGGGTGAAAGACGAAGAGGCAGAAACAGCGGCCAGACTTTGTGAAGCTGAAGGGACCAAAAGCCGTCTTTTGCAAATGGCATCGGGGAAAATCGCGCCGCTTCAGGATGCGGTTGATCTTGGACTCGCAACAGATGAAGAGAAAAGCCAGCTCGCCGAGTGGAAAAAATACAGGGTACTGGTAAACCGTGTTGATACGTCAAAACCTGAATGGCCGGAACAGCCAGTCTGA